TGACTCAATAGGTCTGACATCTACTTTTACTGAACTCATAATTTTTTCTCTTTAAATTAATGAACTTGATTTAATCTAGGGAACCTTTTTCCCTTTACCACCAAAAGCTCCCTGTTACAGGAGCTTGTTAGTAGAATATACAATATTATTTTCTTGGCTTTGGCTTCATGCCACCCACCTTTGGTTTACAAGCTTTCATCTTAGTTACGAGATAAGATTAACTCTCCACATTTAGTGATATCATGGATATGAATACCACAAGACTTCTCAACATGCATTTCATAGTATGAACCAGAGTGAGCAGAACTACCTCCATTTTTAGGACCATAAGGACCATACATACCTTCAACATAAGTAAATGCAAAACCATCTTTCTTGTTCATAATTTTGATGTTGCTATTTTTAGATTCTCCAGAGAAATCTAAGAATGTAATTCTTTGAGATTCAATAGGGAAACCTGTAACTTCATCAATTTCAAAGTTAATCTCTCTGTCATCATAAAGAGGATTGTGGATCAACTCAAGAGATGCACCATTTGCCATGTTGTATTTCACAAATTGGTAACCAGCTTCAAGGGAATTAGTGTGTACTGAGTTAGTCACTTTATTAGTGTAAACTTCAATATTTTTAATAAACCCTGATTTGTTTTGCCAATCTTGGATAGCTCTGTGGAATTGTAACATACCATACTCTCCTGTGAAACCTTTAACTTGTCTTCCTGCACCTGGCTTAACTCTAGAGTAGAATATATCTTGTAAGTACTCTTCAATTAACTTAGCAGTTAAATGAGAATATCTGTGTTGGTGAGAATCTTCTAATTGCTCTTGGATTCCAGGACCCATTCTTACTGGTCTACCATTAGCACCTAATACAGTATCAGCAGATCTTGAATACCAATATCCTCTTTCTACTTCTCTGTACCATTGTTGCCAATATTCAACTTCAGCATAACGCATCCATGAATTGTGATAAGCACCTTTAGAATCAGGAATAGCTACAGCTAAAACTTCAGTAGAAGCATAGTCAGTAATTCTGTATTCTTTTCTGTACTTAGACATTCTATTACGGAAAGCAATAGGCAAACTGAATACAGTAGAACCTGATTGTTCTGCAGCTTCTTCATATTGAGAGAAGAGTTTACCCCATTGTTGTCCTGCATTCAAATACTTAGGTGGCATAAATGCTTGTGGATCATCTGAGTTCATTCTCACAGTATAAACTGTTCCATCACCATGTTTAACACCTTGATTTTGAATTCTCACTTGGTATTTCTTGTTAGAAGTACCTGGCATGATAACATCTCCTGGTAAGTACCAGTTCTCATCAAGTTTAATTTTAAATGTTTTTTTGAATTTACCTGGAGTTAAAACATTAAGTTCCATGTTTTCTACAACAACTAGAGGTCTAGTGTTTGCACCTTTTAATTCCCATTCCCACTCTGTGTTACCAATAGTTTCTTCTGTTTTGGAATTACCCATTAACAAAGAAGACATTGGGTTGTCAGAATAGTAATTCTGAGCTGAGAACAGCTTGTCCATTTCTCCTAAAATACGGTGTGGTTTAGCAATCAGAGCAGCACCTAAGTGAGATTGCTCAGTCATGTTGGCATTCCACTCCATCTCTTTTACGAGAAGTTTGCTTCCTAATGTAGCCATTTTGATTTAATTTAAAGTTAATAATTAATTGATTAAAAAATTAGTCTATCATATCCCAGATAGCCTTCTTATTGGGTTTTTGACCTCCCCCTGAATTTGAAATTCTTTGTGTTTTGTCTGCTCTTTGAATTTCATCTTTGATACCTCTTGCTATTTGAGATTGTTTTTTTCTTTCAATAGCACTAAAATCAAAATCTGTTTTCAAGAGTTTGGCTAACAATACAATCTTGTCTTTGTCTGCCATAACCTTAAATAGGTCAGCTTGCATTTCACTTACAAATCTACCATCTTGTAATTCTACAGTTGGCTCTGAAATATAAGTAGGAAGAACTGTTTTATCTTGTTTAGAGATAGGTAATCCTCCCATTTCTTCTAAGCTGTTAATATGAGTAGTGATGTTACTCTTATACTCTCTAGCAGCTTTCTTTTTATTTTCTAAAAATTCTTTTTGTCTTTGAACTTGACCTGCAGTTTCAGTTTCTTGTTCTGCTATGATTTTGTCAAAAGATTTTTTAGCTATTCCTTCAAGTTTATCTTTTTCTTTTAAGAACTCAATTTGAGCATCTATATACTCTTGGTCATGACCTTGTGCTCTTAAATCCATAGTGACAGCAAGAACTTGAACATCTTCATTGTCTATATCACTATTTTTATTGATACCTGAAGTGGCATGTTGTACCATCTTACCTAGTAACTCTCCTACATCTCCACCTTTAGAAGCAAATTTAATGAGTTGTTTTAACTCTTCAGGTAAATCTTTAATAGTAGCTTCAACTTCTGCTTCTACTGATTTTTCCCAACTATCTTCTAAAAGATTATCAGCATCATCATCTGATAAAGGATTTTCAGGATCTTCATCATAATCCACTAAACCTTTTTCTTTTAAGAAAGCTAGCGTAGTTTTAGGACTTACTACTGATGCAGGTTCTCCTCCTTTTGCAGGATCTGTTTCATCCTCATCATCATCTTCAGATGATATTTTAGATACTCCAGTAAACTCTTTAAATTGTTCATCAATAAGTTCCTGGTCTTTTTTTTCTTTGGCTTCTTCTTCAGCTTTTTTAGCAGGATCTACTACATCATCTTTTTCTACTGTAGTAACAACATCCTCTACTAAATTAGTTTCTCCGAAGAAATCATGTTGTTGAGAAGCTTCTTCCCAACCTCCAAATTGATCAATGGTTTTCTCTGTTCCACTCATAACTGTGACAAATTTAAGTTTAATTATTTAATAAATTACATTTTAAAAATGAACTCTTCTCATTTAAAATGTAATAGCTTTTATTTTGAATTTGCTCCTTTTTGAGCTATTTCTTTTGCTTTAAGTTTATTCTTTTCTTTAGCATCTGCTATTTGAAAATCTAATGCTCTATTATCTTTTGCTAAAGTAGCTCTTTTAATTTCAGCATCTACTCCATGTTTAGCTACTTCAAGAACATCAGGAACACCATCATTATCTTGATCTTTATTAGGATCAAATCCCATAGAAAGCATAGCTTGCTTTTGGATATCCCAATTACCTTTAGCATCAATTTCTTCAAGACTATTAGCATGTTCTTGAGCCATTTTTTCTTTTTCCCAATCAATTTGTTTTTGTTGCATATCTGCTTTAGCTTTTTCTTGAGCTTGTGCATTAGCTTGTTCTCTTTCTGCTCTTAATTCTTCAGATACAAGTAATGCTTCTTCAGCTTCTTGTATAGAATCTTGTTTAATAACTTTAAGAACATCAGACAATTCAATTTTTTGATTCTGCATTGCTGCATGGGCAAGTTGTTGAATAGTTTGTTTAATTTCTTCTGACATAGAAGAGTCTTCCATAAACAAACCTAATGTACTTTCATCAAGAAGATTAATATCCATTTGTAACATTTCTTGAGACATGTCATCTAAGATATAAGATATATGTTTTTTATCAGAAGTAGCATAGGCTACTTTAGCCAAATCAAGTAAACCCTGAAGTACATTTCTTTTAATACAATTATGTAAATCAAAGTATGGTTCCAGCATGTGAGAAGTCTGTACAAGGTTTTGTTGATTATTTGTAACTCTCTCAGATACTGAAGTTTGCCCAAGAACAGGATCAGTAATACCAACTGACTTACCACATTTTTGTTCAAGATAGTCTGCAAGTTGAATATATTTTTGAATGTCAGAAGCTAATGAAAGATCTAGTGTTTTGGCAATAGTATTAACATCACTTTGGTTCATTCCTTCTTCATCAGGATTGTACCACATGAAAGGAGTACTTTCAAAAAAGTACTGCCATTTCTTAAGGTCTATTCCAGAGTCAGTAGGAATAGCATTGATATTCATTAAGATTTTTTTACCTTTATCTGAAGCAAGCAATAGTTCAAGTCTATACATTACTATGTTGTAATAGTACTGATAAACTTTCATTCTATCCATTACAGATGTAGGTTGAGAGTTGGTATTATCATAAATAGCACCATAATAAGGTAAGGTACATTTATAGATATTGTCTGGATCTTTAAACTGTCCTGGCACAGGTCTCATCTCTTTGTAAATGTGCATTCCAATTTTGTAACCTTCATAAACTTCAGGAAGCCATTCCCAGGTAATTTTAACATCACCCATAGCTTTGTTAAGTTTATAAGACTCATCTACCATAAACCTGGTTTGAAGAATACCATCTTCATCAATGTAATCTAACCAACCTACTTTTCTAAGTCCTTTGAATACACAGTGAAGAACTCTAATAGCATTTTTATCTTCATAAGTTAAATACTCATCAAAGTTAAATAGGTTGTCATGAACTCTTTGAGTAATGTGATGATTATAATTTCTCCAAAGAGTATCAATCTCTTTATCATCTAAATCAAAAGTCTGTACAATTTGTGAGGGGTGCATTCTATATTCTGCTGCTGCCCATTCTCCTTGTTCAATGTAGTCAAGATCTGAAGCTTTATCACAAGAAAATCTAACAGGATTTACAACTTTCATTGCAGGTTCTCCATTAATAATTCCTAACCAATATACTTCATAAGCAGAAATTAGTCCATGTTTCCAACCATTATTAAACTTCTTTCTTGCATCTAATTTTTTGATGAGATAATTTAGTAATTGTTGACCTTGTACTTCAGCAGGATCTCTATGGTCCCTTTTCATATAAGCTCTGACTTTATCAGGAGTCATTTGCTGTATTTCAGATTCCATTTGAGCTTGCATTTCTTGCATCTCTTG